GTTTAGTTGCTTCCATTTCAAGAGGTCGTAACAATCCAGATAAATGAGCATTTGTTATCTGTTTTTTCTCCATTGCTTTGGCTCCTTCTAATATCTTATTAGCAAATTCTTGGTCTCTATTGGGATTATTTAACATTAGAAATAACCATTCTACTGCTGTTTTTGCTGGTTCATATAATCCATCTTTAGCATCCTCATTCATTATTTCTGTAATGAGTTGTTTTTGTTGCTCTTTGTCCATATTATTTATTTGTAGTGATGCTTAATATAATGTGTCTTAGAAAAGCCTTTTTATTCTCTATGCTCAAAGCCTCCTCTTTTGTGCGTTCTTTCACTCCCATACGATACTCTGATATACAACCACGTATCCTTACACCATTTCTATATGCAGGAAGAGATGTTCTCAGGTAGACACTATCTTTGTGTTTTCCTTTGGTGACATATGCGCTTATCTTCATAACTGACTGATTTGACTATTTATAGCTCACATATGAGCAATAATGTGACTTATATAGCTCAAATATGAGCCAGAAAGTGCCTTTTATGACACATTATGCAGTAAATTATATGCAAATGTATGAGAGTTACTTATTGATTCTAACTACATCTAGTGTACATCCAAACATCTTGAGCACCTGAAGAACACTATCAAGGTTTAGATTAGTCTTTCCCTGTTCTATCTTTCTTATAACAGTGAGAGCTACACCAGCTTTTTCAGCAAACTCCTTTTGGTCAAGTCCTATCTGCTTTCTTCTTTGCTTGACAAAGTTGCCTATCTTTAAATGTTCCATACCTTCCCCATCACCTAGTATCTTATCTAAATCACTAGATATTAGTAAAGGAGTAACTAAACAGCTGTTCAAGAGAAGTGAATTCTTATCAAGCTCTCGCTGAATCCACCATCTTTCTCTACCATCTAGATCCTCCTCTAGAGGAACATATTCTAGAACATTTACAACAGGTGCATGACCTATGCTTTTGAGATCATTTACCCACTCCTGAACCTTTTCAGAATGACTCTTGGTCAAGTGTTGTAAAGGTCTCATCATGCCTTGTGTAGACTTACCAATGTAGTGTACCTGATTAGTGAATGGACAAGAGAGGGAATAGATTAGTCTTTGGGATTTCATAATTATATCTTTTTACATACAAATGTAAATAGAAATAATGAAACTACCAAATAAATCTTTTAAGACATATAAAATGACTCATATTGTCGTATAAATGTGTCATAAAAGGCACATTATGGTGTGTTTTTGGCCTTTTTATGACGCATGTCGCATGTGACGCATGTGGCACAAAAAAAGGAACAGCCCATATTTCAGGGCTGTCCTTTCCATCCTTAGTAACCCAACTCGTCAAATCTTACATTGCCTTCCATCTCTTACCTACAGTGCCTGTAGGCTCTTTAGCTCTGCCTTTACAGCCATACCCATTAGTGGCACAAGATGTAAGGCCAGCCAGTAGTGCTAGCATAACCATCACTACCAATACTATTTTAGCAACTCTTTCCATGTTTTTTAATTGAATTAGTTAAAAATAAGGGCCCAGCATAGAAATGCAGGCCCATTGATTGCTTGCTTATGAAAACTTAGAATGCATCTATCATGGCTGCTAGCTCAAGGGCTTGCTCATAGTTTTCAGCCCATACGCGATAGCCACTAATGATCCATAGTTTCTTACCATCTCGCTCTTTTAGAGGAAGTGGATAGGTGATGAGAGCCTCATCATTTGCTGAATGATCCATAATGCGTTGATTTTAAATTGTTTACATTAAGTTTTCCCAATCTTTCTTTGTATAACCCGTAATACCCCATCCTATTAACACTATCAAGTGAAGAAATGGAGCAATGAAGAAGAACATAGCTGCTATCCAGAAGGAATCTAGACCTAAGTTCTCAATTTTGTCTAATGTTATGACAAAACATAGCAGCCATACAATGGCTAATAACACTGTAATCATGTTAAATAAATTTAAATTGTTGATTAATAAGGATTTAGTTCTGCTTTCAAAGCGTTTAATATCTTAGCTCTCACCATAGCTTCACCTTTTATACGCCAGTGATCTGGTATTGAGCCTGTTGAGTCGACAATATCTTTCTTTTTACCTAGATGTACACCAACCCATTTGCGCTCTCCTTTCTTAAATGGAACAGCACCTCTGGCTTGTACATACACTCTTTTGGAATCTTTGCTATCTGTTATCATATTGAACGTGATGGACATATTTGCCACTGCCTGTTCACACTTATACACAGATATTGCATGTAGAACATCTTCTATTGACATCTCATCGTTCTCATATTTCTTTCTAATGTCATCACAGTGTTCCAACATATCTTCAAAGTCCTCTTGTAAAGATAGATAGTGGTATAGTTTAAACTTATCTTTTACTTTAGATTTCATATACAAAGAATTGATTAATAAGGAGTTGTGTAAAAATATATGGTTTTGCATCACCAAAAAGCCTCTATTCTATGAAGTAGAACAGATGAACACCTATTACATTAAAAGCCTAATTACCTGGAGTGTTCTCCCATAAACCCTTAATTCTTTTAAGTAATTAAGCTCATAGGTCACGTCTGACCTATCCCTCTGCACTCAGATGTAATAGAAAACATGGGTAATGCAGAAAACTTCAGGCATTACTTAGTATTTTACATCTATTACATCCGCCAGCCCTTGGGAAGCTGAATCTTGGTGCATTAAAATATGTGGTTCATGGTAGTACTTATCATTGTAGTCCTATTTCTCAAGGCGTTCAATAAGCTTTTCTACTACTTCACCACATATAAAAGAAAAGAGCCCTGTTACAGGCTCTTATCCCTCAAAAGAACTTTCTTTCATACTCATCCAATGCTCACGATGTGCAGCTAAAGCTAGCTTCTCAAGCTTATCTGCCATCTGTCTAAGCACCTCTCTATGGTTTACATTTGAATAAGATAATGCTTTACACTCAAGAGAGATATCATAAATCTTTTCATCTAATGACTTAATGGGTTCCATCGTTTTATGCTTTAAATGGTTAATTAATGCTATATTTATAGTTTATAGCGTTTTACAATTGAGAAGTGGTGATAATAGGCCTAAATGGTACAATGGGTCATACAGCCTCTCTCTAACTCACACAAAATCAATGCATTGTGCATCGATTATAGTCCCACCCAATCAACATTTCATGTTTACCCACCCATATATATAATGAATAAAAGAAAGTCTCCCCTAATTGAGGAGACTTCCGTAAATCATTACACGAGCGAGTTAGCAAGAATGCTGTTAACAGCTTGCTCGCTGAGACCAGCTGTGGTAGCCTTGCTACGAATGTGCTGTTGTACTGCAAGTTCGATGTCTGAACCAATGGTACGCTCTTCGATTGCACAAGCCTTTAACTCATCAATGTCTTTGAACACGGATAGTGCGCTGATACGAGGAACCTGTACTGCCTTACCATCTTCGCCAATTGCAGGATTGCCATCCTTGTCAAGCTGACCAATCATCGTGGTATCAACCACCGCGTAGAATGGGAACTTAACTGTAGGATTAGACCATTTCCCACTTTCATCCTGTTTGTTCTCATAACCCAACTCGGTCATTTGGTTTCTGTGGATGAAGAATGTCTGACCATAGGCTGTCTTAGCTGTGAAGTTACCTTTCGCTGACCATACGCCTGATTTAACACGCAGTTCTTGTGCCATAATATTCGACAGTTTTTTACAAGGTGACTCCTTGTTAACGAATTACACGGGGGGTGGCTCCCACCGCGCACTCTGCCCCTGGGTCCTTGGTGTGGAGTAAGCTCCCCCCTCACGGATAGGGGGGTTTTTCTGGATGGTAAAAAACAGGGGGGATGTGTTTCACGTGGAACCTGGTAGGGGGGGGAATGTCAAGCTAGAGCTTTACTATAGGGGAGTGTTTGTCAAGGGATAGGTTGACTAAAATTTTGCGCTAGGTAGCGTTTTTCACTACCGTGTGCAAAAAATAAATTTGGAATCTATACTGAGGATGTTGTAGCTTTGGGGTGGTGGGTGGGTTATTCTTATATCTCCTTCCTTTATATATAAGCCTTTTTACTCCTTCTGGTGAACGGAGATAAGGGAAATAAGACATAATATAGCAATAGGGTAAAAGATTGTATTTGAATATGTTATAATTAGTCCATATCTTTGTGCTAACTAAATCTATGAAAAACATTGTATTACAGAAGCTAAGGAAACAAGAGGGTGATAACACCCTTCTAGCTGAAAGGTATTACACCCTCCTGTCTGCTGTGAACGATCTAAAGCTGACACAAAGGGAAATACAGCTTTTAGCTTTTGCTGCTGTAAGAGGTAATATATCCTACGCTAACATACGTAAAGACTTCTGTGAGAGATATGGCACCACCAATGCCTCCATAAACAACATCATTTCTAGGCTTAAAAAGATAGGGGTGTTGGTAAAGGATGGGACAAAGGTGAAGGTGAATCCACAAATCGTGTTAAACTTTGATAATGACATCACCCTTGAAATCAGACTTGTTCACTGATAAGCCCATCAGTCTCTCTGTTAAGGAATACCTGATTAGGAGAATGGCTGTTAAAATGATGGTGAGTGAGAAATTGCTGGAGGCTGTGGTGAACCACCAGTTTCAAAGTGCACACGAGGCGATGGGTCAACACAAAAGCTTGGAAATCAGTGGGTTTGGGAAGTTCTTTTTTAACAACGGGAAGGCGGTGAAAACGATGGAGAAGTTTCTAAGCCAAAAGGCCCTGTTTGAGAAAAAGGCAAATGACGAAGCGCTGCCAGAAGCCAAAAGGAGGAACGCCAGCATGAAGCTTCAGTCAGCCCTTGACAACATAAGAGATTTAAAACCAAGGATATATGATTTCTCAGATTTACGAGGGGTGGAGGAACAACCTGCTGCCGCCCAAGGAGCTGAAGAATAAGATAGTAGAAACAAGCAGAGAGAGACTGGCTATTTGCAAAGGATGTGAATACCATTCTCATAACAGGAAAAACTATAAAACCATCAGACCAGATGCGCATTGCACACATTGTGGATGCACGCTGTCTGCCAAGACTAAGTGTCTATCTTGTGCTTGCCCTTTAGAAAAGTGGTTGGCCCTGGTAACACCAGATGAGGAAGAAGAAATGACAAAAGATGGAAAATAGACAAGAAATCACCCTTAAGAAGATACCTCTGAAGCTATTCATTGAGGTGCTTACAGACGCTTGGAACAAAGGCGCTGATTTTGTGGATATTATAGGAGTTCCTGACGAGCTTCAAGACAACATAGGAATTGCTATCAAGGAAGACTATTACACCAAAACAGATAAAGAGGAAAATGAGTTTGATATAGAGGTGGAGATTGATCCATCTAAAAAGCTTGATGACGAAGATTTAAACCAACTAATATAAATATGAATCCAGTAGTAGAAGCATGGGTGGTTATTGAAAAACTAGGAGCCCTAGTTGCCACACCAGGTATTTCAGATGATGTAAAAACGCTAGCTAATGAAGAGATAGCTAAACTAATCAAGAGTGTTGTTTCACCAGGATTAGACAGGCTATCTGCTACAAGCGCTGGCTTGATAGTAAAATGAGCTAATGAGAAAAGCAAGTTATTATAGTCAGGTTCTGACAATTCTCCAACAACTACATGCTGCCTACCCTAATTACAATATGGGTAGACACTTAGCCACTGCGCTTGATGAGTATGGAGATATATGGGGACTGACAGACAAGGAAGTGCTATTTGCTCTAGAAAAGTATAAATCTCAACTAGAGCTAGACGTTCCTCATACAGATGAGAACGAACTTGACCAGATTATTAAGGATGGTATGAATCTGGATGACATTTTAAAAGAGCAAGATGGCGAAGACTATTAAAAAAACTACATACATAAATACAGAGCTTGAGTGGGCTGAACAACAGCTCACGTCATGGAAAGCTTATGTAGATGCAAATCCCCTGCACGAACTAAAGGACCGTGTAGAGTGGAAACCAACGTCCAAAGGAGGAATGATACCCATGGTGATAGCAAGCATTGAGGCACAGGGTAAGTTTATCCAAGAAACAATGAAGAATTACCTTGCTCTTCTGGAGGTTGTGGAAAAACTGCGTGAGAAAGAAGAAGCTAAGGTGGAAGTAAGAGGTAATGGTGAATTAAGCACTATGGCTGAAGACTTCCTCAGGAGCAGAAGATAATGACTGAGATAAAAAGCATAGATTACAGAGACTGGTATTTAAACCAGGGGCGTATTCCTGATCGTCAGTCAGCAGAATACAAACCTTTTTTTGACTTCCATAGAGATATATGCTTGAATGGTGCTATGATGAACGGGGTGTTTATTAATCCTTTTCTCTACTGGCACTTAAACATTTGGCACACTGAGGTGGATGTTATTGATGAGCGTGGAAGAATATCACAGAAATATGCCAATCCACTACTACGTGATAATGAGTGGATTGTAACAAACGAAATAGAAAGGGCTCAACAAGACAAGAAAGGACTAGTTATACTAGGAATTCGACGTTTTGCTAAGTCTGTTTTAGAGGCTTCTTACATAGGGTGGGGCGCTACATTTGATGAGAATTCCCAGAATGTGATCGCTGGGTTGAATGCCCCCGATATAAAGCTGATCACGGATAAGCTGGACAAGGGCCTTAACTTTTTGCCTGAAGCATGGAGATGGCAGAGAGTTGAGGACAACTGGAAAAACCAAGTCACCCTAGGTATTAAGACTAAATCAGGAGAGCGTATTCCGTTCTCCCAGATCCTCATCCGTAACCTGGATGAAGGTAATAACGAAGAAGCTATTGCTGGTACCAAACCACGTAAACTAATTATTGATGAGATTGGTAAAGGTAATTTTCTCAGAGGATTTCAGGCAGCTGTGCCAGGTTTTACAACTCCTTATGGATGGGGTTGTTCTCCCATTCTTACAGGTACTGGTGGTGATATGAAACGATTCATGGATGCCAAGAGCTTAATGTTTGATGTAAACAACTTTAACTTCCTCACGTATAATAATGAAAAGGATGAGAAACGTGTTCATGGCCTGTTTATTTCGTATAAGTATCGAATGGAGGCTAAGGAAGAAAGTACGCTTGGTGCATTTTTGGAACAGCCTAAAGGAAGCGATCTTCACAACGTTAAGATGTTGGTGAGTAATGAGGAGAAAGCTAAAGAAATCACAGAGGGTAATCTAGAACGCCTCAAGAAGGCTGGAGATAGAGTGGCCTACCTAAAAGAGAAGATGTACTACCCACTTGAAGTGGATGACATCTTCCTAAATGAGGACACTAACATATTTGATATTGAGGCAGCTAAACGTCAGAAAGCTAGACTCATTGGTCAAGAACGCACAGGCACTCCTGTTATTCTGTTCCATGATGGAGAGAAGATTAGTCATGAGTTTACAGACAAACAACCCATCACTAACTTCCCTCTCAAGAATAGTGATCTGAAGGATGCTCCTGTAGTGATATATGAATTTCCTTTAGAAAACCCACCATACGGACTCTATGTAGCAGGAGTTGACCCTTATAGACAAGGACAAGCTGCTTATTCTACATCTTTAGGGTCTGTATATATTTATAAGAGAATGCACGACATAACTGGTGAGAAATACCAAGATATGTTCGTAGCTTCGTATTGTGCAAGACCTGATAAGAAGGAAACCTGGGAAGAACAGGCTAGACTTCTTATTAAGTATTATAATGCACGAACGCTCTGTGAAAATGATGATATCTCCTTTATAGAATATATGAAAGCAAAAGGAGATGCACACTACCTCGAGAAACAACCTGAATGGTTGAAAGAAGTGGTGCCTGGTACCACCGTTAAACGTGAGTATGGGGTGCACCGCTCAGCAGATAAGATAAGAGACTATCTGCACAACTGTCTCAAGAAGTATATGGAGGCTGTAGTGTATCAGGAAAAGAATGAAGATGGTGAGATCACTAAAGAGGTGTTAGGTGTGTCAAAGATATTTGATCCTGTTCTGCTAGAAGAGATTATTCAGTATAATGATCAGGGTAACTTTGACCGTATTGTAGCAGCAGAGTTAGCTATTGCACAAGCTCTTAAAATGGACCCCATACTTGGAAAGGTGGGAGGGTCAGGAGATGACAGACTAAAAGCATTCTTTAGACCAAATAAGAAAAACCAATTGTTTACAGAATCAAGAGGGTTATTCCAAAGAAAAAAAAGTAAATTGTTCTCATAATGGCAATTATTAGATATACAAAAGATGCTACCATCAGGTATGCCTATCTTAACATCTTCCCTGACCAGTTTAAGACAGATAAGGAGAAGCAAGATGAAAGCTGGATTAAAAACACCATGGACTACTTTGCAAACAAGGCGTATGCTGAGTATGTAAAGAACCGCGACACGTTTGTTAAAAACTATGACCTAATGAAAGGTATCCTGAGGATGGAAGACTTCTATCAGGAACCACAAGTGCGTTCATTCACAGACGTACTTACAGCTGATCTACAGTTGCCTGCTTATGTTAAAATGTATTCCATTATAACCACTCCTGTTAATGAGTTGGTGGGTGAAATAAGCAAACGTCCTGATACATTCAGAGTGAAGGCTTTTGATGATGATAGTAAATCTGAAGAGCTTGAGTTTAAAACAGAAATTCTTCAGCAATATGTTATTGGAAGAGCTAGACAACAAATTCTAGCAAATGCTGCTATGAATGGTCAAGAGCTTTCTGATGAAGAAGTGCAACAGATGACCATGGAGGAAGTGCAAGACACTTTAGATAGCTATACATCTGTAGCTGAGAAGTGGGCTAATCACGTACTCACCTGCCAGAAGGCTGAGTTCAATATGAAGGAAAAGAGTGAAGATGCATTTCGTGACATGCTAATTTCTGGAAGAGAATTCTATCACATATATGAAGACAACTCAAAGCTTGGATTTAACGTTGAGGTGGCTAACCCAAAGAACACTTGGTTTCTTACAACTCCTGATAGGAAGTATATTTCTGATCCTACAGGTAGAGCACAGGGTGCTTATGCCGCTGGTACAGTGCAAGTTATGGAGCTTTCAGAAATCATTGAAAGCATTCCTGATCTCACTAAAGAAGAGATAGATCACTTACGTAGTTCTCTCCAAGACTATGGACTTATTAACGTCCGTGAATCTAATTTAGGTAATCCTAATGCTGTTCCTGGTATTGACTCTGTAACCTACGATACATTCGATCCTCTTGTTCTTCAAACACGTATGATTATTGAATCAGAAATGAAAGAGAACAATGATGGACTGAAAGACTTCTTAGGACTCACATCTAACGTTAGTTCTTTTGGATATAAATATGTTGTTGTTCGTTGTTATTGGATGAGTAAGAAGAAGATTGGTAAACTCATTTATTTAGATGAACTTGGTAACGAGCAATCTGTTCTTGTAGATGAAAACTATAAGAGTGGCACTGTTCCTACACAACAATCGTTAGAGTGGGGATGGATTAATCAGTGGTATCAAGGAACAAAGATTGGTCCAGACATCTATCACGTTAAACCCTTTAAGCTTCTTAATTATTGCCCAATCATTGGTATAACCTTTGAGGTGAAGAACACAGAAGCTAAATCTCTGGTAGATTTGATGAAGCCTTTCCAGGTGCTATACAACGTATGTATGAACCAGCTCTATAAGCTACTAGAGAAGGAAGTGGGTAAGGTGTATTTAACATCCATCAGACATATTCCTGTTCCTAAGGATGGTGATGCCCAAGATGCTTTGGATATATGGGAATTAGAAGCAAGAAACAGGGGTGTTGTCTTTATTGACGATAGCCCTGAGAACTTGAAGAGTCCTTCAAGCTTCAACCAGTTCAGAGATATTGACCTCACACGTACACAGGAAATCCAATCTCGTTATACACTAGCTCAACAATTAAAGAACGAATGTTGGGAACTCGTGGGGATGAGTAGACAGCGTATGGGATCTATTACATCCAGCGAATCTGCTACAGGTGTAAACACAGCTGTTCAACAGTCTTACGCTCAAACAGAACCTTTATTTATAGCTCACGAATATGTAATGGGTCAGCTCTATCAAGCTATTATTGATGCAGCTCTATATGTAGAATCTAAGAAGCCTCAGTCTACACTCAGTTATATTACTAGCGAGGGTGAATCAGCTTTTGTTTCTGTTAATGGTTCTGACTTAAAGTTTCGTGACCTGAAGGTGTTCTTGACAAATCGTCCTGAGGATACACAGATGTTCAATGAGCTTCGTCAGCTGGCACAACCTTTGATGCAGAATGGTGGATCTCTGTACGACGTGATTGAGCTGTACAGCACTAAGTCTATGAGAGAAATGAAGAAGGTATTTAAAACTCTTCGTGACAAACAAGATGCAATGCAACAGCAACAATTGCAAATCCAACAACAACAAACTGATCAACAGGCTCAAATTGCTCAAGCTCAAATGCAACAAGCTCAAGTACAGAAAGAGCAGGATATTGCAAATGAGAACTACCAGAACGAGCTTGATCGCATAAACAAGAAAGAGATTGCCCTAATCAATGCTGAAGCTAAGTCTATGGGTATGGGTCTGTCTGATGTAGATAAGTCTGGAACTCCTGATGTATTGGAAATCAATAAGATAACTGCGGAACAAGAAAGAACAACTAGAGATTACCAAACGAAGATGGCAGACATCAACTCAAAGAACAGACTAGCTGCTGAGAAGCTTGCTCTCGAAAGGGAGAAGTTACAAGTGGCTCGTGAGAACCAGAAGAATGATCTAGCCATTGCTAAAGAGAATGCAAAAGGAAGAGCAAAGAAACCTAAGAAAAACTAATGGATAAAGAGGAGATTATAACAGACGAGATTTTCCCTTTTGATCCTATTCCTCATGAAGACATCACAGCTTGTATACAGGCCATGGGTGTAATTGAGGATATGGACACTGTCCTCATGTCTGAGGAAGAGGTGGAGATGGTAAATGGGATAAAAAAGATGTCATTATTAATTACTTATCAGGCTCTTAAAGAGATATTTGAGGGAAGTCAATATGGAAATAAAGAATCCACATAAGGTTGAACACCGTAAGTTAGGTAAGGAAAGAGCTTGGGGTATAGCTTGGATGGAAGAAAATAAGATAAGTATAGACCAAGGACTAACAGGATATAGGTATCTTCTCTACCTCCTTCATGAGCATTTCCACCTAAAACACCCTGACTGGAGTGAGACTAAGGTCAGAAAAGAGTCCTCCCTGACAGCCAGATTTCTATGGAAGATGGGCTTCAGATGGGTTGAATTAAAGTGATTTAGTTAGAGTAAAAAACATTAATGCTATATTATCTACGAAAACAGCTGATATAGCCATCTAACTCTTTGTTATTCAATAGGTATTATATACTTTTACGTTTCATAAACCAATAAAAAACAACTACATATGGCTGAGAACCTTGAGACGCCATCATTTGGCAACTTTAGTATTGAGAACACCATGGAAGTAGGACCTGGTGGGGCAGAACTTTTGAATGATCTTCTGTCTCCTGAAACCTCTACAAGCAATCCTGATCAACTTCAGGAGATTGTAAAAGAGGCTACACCTCCAACACCAGATGCAAAACCTGATGTTCCAAAAGGTAAAGAGGTTGTTCCTAAAGCAGATGGTGAAGAACTTTCAGGTCAAGACCTGATTTCTAGCTTCCTGGGAGATAACACTGAGAAAGAGGAAGAGACAGAAGATGTTAATCCTCAACCAGTTAAGAAGAAAGCTCCTGCTGCAGAAGCTAAACCTGCTGCAACAGAAGAAGCTAACACTGATGAAAATACAGAAGTAGATGAGCAAGTAAGTCAATTTACAGCTCTGTCTCGTGACCTCTTCAAACTAGGTGTCTTTTCACAGGATGAGGATGAAGAAGAAATTAACATCTCCACTCCTGAAGAGTTCCTTGAGCGCTTCCAAAGTGAGAAGAAGAAAGGAGCTGTTGAAATGGTACAAAACTTTATTGGTCAGTTTGGTGAAGATTATCAACAAGCGTTCGATGCTATATTCGTAAAAGGTGTTAATCCAAAGGAATACTTTGGTACATATAACAATGTTGTAAGCTTTGCTGATATGGACTTGTCACAAGAGAACAATCAAGTGTCAGTCATTAAGCAAGCTCTAGCTGATCAAGGGTTTGAGCCTGAAGACATCAATACAGAAGTTGAAAGACTCAAAAACTACGGTGATTTAGAAAGTGTAGCTACAAAACACCACAAGGTGTTGGTTAAGAAGGAAGCCCAGAAACTTGCTCAAATGGAGCAAAAGGCTGAGGTGGAGCTACAACAGAAACAAGCTGTCAAGAATCAGTATATTAATAACGTTCAGCAAGTCCTTCAGGATAAGCTGAAATCCAAGGAGTTTGACGGGATACCCCTCAACCCTAAGTTGGCAAACGAACTACAAGACTTCCTGCTGGTAGATAAGTATAAAACAGCATCAGGAGAAACTCTCACAGATTTTGATCGTACCATCTTAGAGTTGAAAAGACCTGAAAACCATGCAACTAAAGTGAAGGTTGCACTGCTACTGAAGATCTTAGAAAAAGATCCCACTCTATCTACCATCCAAAAGACAGGCGTTTCTAAGAAATCAAACGAACTGTTCGGGGAAGTAGCTAGACAAGTGACTAAAGTTAAGTCAGGAACTAGCAGTGGCTCTCAGCCTTCTAAACAAAATTCATGGTTTTTATAATTTTTTCATAAACACAAAAGAATAAAAAATGGCAATTCAAACAATCCCAGGTCTAACTGGCTTCACGTATGCTCGTGTCGCTTCTATGGACAAGCGTGCTGTAGGTAAGCTAACTGACGCTAACCACCTGGAGAGCTTCCACTCAACTGAGCCTGCTGATTACGACAAGAAGATCATCAGCCTCTATACACAGAGCTCTCTGTACAGCAATGACTTCCTTGACATGATCAACAAAAGCACGCCTTATTACATTGATAATAATAGCGATGCTTGGAAATGGCAAGTAGCTGTTCCCTACAAATTCCCCAAAATCATCGATGTACCTAACTCAACTCTTGAGTTGAGCAAGCCTGGTATCGATGGACAAGAGTTCCAATTGGTACTTGACACAAACGAGTTCTCTAAGAACGCAATCGTTTCTGTTGGTAGCCGTCAGTATGGTCCTCGTTTCTACGTTATTAAGGACCCAATTCCTTGGAACATGGGATTCCTTTATAGCTTCACTTTGGTTACAGACAACCCAACTGTAGACTTCGTTAGCTCTACTTTCTTACAAGTAGGTATCGAGCTTGAGTTGGTTGATGCTGCAATTGGTGAGTTCGATCAAGATTTGTTAGGTCTTCCTCGTTTGGGTGAGCAAATCACAATGTTTGAATCTTTAGGTTCTGCATATGGTTTTGAGCACAAAATCACTGAGTGGGCTGATGACAAAATGATGCGTGATAGCTCT